GTCGGATGTTGAGGTCCAGACGTTTAGTCGTTTGGTCTTAAACTCTGCTTCTGGTGTTCTAAGTATTGCCGACGCAAAATCATCAGCAGACACAATGTCATCAAAACCGGGATTAGCAGAAGCCCACGCCTCGGCCGTCCTGAAGTCTGCATCTGGATTCGCTTCCCACCAAGCAAAATAAAAACTTGGATCCTTGATTTCTCCGCTGGCTACTCGCTTGCCGTATTCATAAAGTTGATAACAGAGCGAATCCTTGCCTGTCGGGTCGACCTTGACCCCAGCGGTGGTGATAGCCACCAATAATGGTTCACGCCGAGCACCCATCGCCAAGGACATAACGTCGAACAGCTCGCGATTAGGTTGTGCGTGTAATTCATCGAAGGCCACGAAGGTCGGCGATAAACCTTCCTTCGTGAACGCTTCAGCAGAAAGAGCCCGATAGACCGAACCGGTCTTTGGGTTGTAAATAGCGTCTCGATACACGTCGAGAATCTCAGACAATTCGGGCTGCATTTCCACCATGCGCTTGGCAGTGCCGAACACAATTTTTGCTTGTTCCTTTTCTGCAGCGCACGAGTAGGTTTCGCCACCGTTGGGACCTAGAACGAGGTGCTCCAATGCCAGTGCGGAGAGCCAAGCGGACTTTCCATTCTTTCGCGGCAATCCAATGAGTGCCGTTTTGTGTTTTAAGGTTCCGTCAGATTTCTCTGCGAATAAACCCTTGGTCAGATTCTTTTGCCATTCACGAAATATCAGCGGTTCGCCAGCGGCGCCAGCGACCGAGTCTTTCGTAATCGAGCAGAGAGCTTCTGAAAAATCTATAACGTTGTCGCCGCGACTCCTCTTGAATTCCGCGGGTGAGAGCGGCGAGATGTAGCGCGGCGGCCAACCTTGCGTCCCCTTGGTTTTTGCCATTAGCTTCGCTTCTCTCGTTTCGCCAATAGTTGATCTATGGCAGAGACGCGCTTGACTTCGGCAACGCCGAGCTTGGAGCGGCTGACTGGGTCGAACCCAAGTGAAGCGAGGGAATCCGTAAAGGCCTTATTGACCGAGACATAAGCTCGGGCGTCGACCGCCTCGAGGGTGGCCATGTATTTCGTCCGCGCCGCTGCGACAACGTCGGCGAGCTTGGCGGCGTTCTCGATGGCGTCGCAATCCGATTGTGGGGAAAGCCAAGTGATTGCGGCATCCCAGACTCGGTTCCAGAGTTGCAGGCCGTCGGGTCCCAGCATCGTTGGTGGCTCGGGTGTCTGGTCTGCCATCGGCAAGGTTTGGACTACTGCCAACTCGGGCAGCGGGCGTCCACCGGAGTCGCGTCCGGGTGCGCGGCCTGTGGCGCGTTTGATTTCGGCTGGCTTAGGTGGGCGTCCCATATCAAAATCCTATCCCAAATGTCCGAGTTGTGAATTTTGAGCGTGCGTGTAAATGACGGGGGCGATGGGTCATGAGGTAATTTTTAGAAAAAAAAGCGTATCGGGTGTCATTTAGTTTTATCACGCTTAGATGAGTTACAACTACGACAACAGGCAGCTAAGTTGGCCATGTCTAGCGCTAGTGTCTTGTCAACAGCTAGGGGGATGATGTGATCTACCGTGGCATCAAGCCCGGCTAATTTTTTCTGGCACTTGTAGCACGTCCACTGGTCACGATCTAAGACAATGCGTCTGACCTTCTGCCACTGCGAACCATAACCTCTGTCAGTTGTGTTTGCTTTTGGTTTCGCATTTATTCTCTGCAACATATTCGCTGCACAACTAGGACAACGACTTGCACGAGTTGGAACGCCGCAATCTAAACACGAACGCATTAGCCCCATGATTGTTTGTTATTCGTATTGAACGAATGTGTCGATGTCGCCGCCTGAATATAAATCCAAGTCAATCGCGATTGTAATTGCTTGTCGTATTGAAGCGATTGCAGATTGTGGCGATTGCGTGTTGTTTGGATAAGTTGTTGCTAATACAGCGGCGGCATATTTTCCACCAGAACCGTCAGTGAATATTCCACGCGTTGATTGGTCCCATGAATAATCTTCTGCGATTGCAAATAATTGTCCACGAACTGCAACAATTAAACCGTTCTCAAATATTGCTGACTTACTTTCTTCTTTAATATCTGAACCAGATTCAATCATCGCTTTGCGAATTGAGGGGATGAAATATTTTGTAATATATTGCTGAACTGTTTTTCCTTGATAACGAGGAGCAGTCCAACCGTGTTCTAAAATATTTAATCCGCGAACGTTTCCACTGCCAGCAATTAGCGCGCAACCGTTTGAGAATATTTTTGGCGATGACATATAAACGAATGAACCATCTTCGTCTGACGCTTTACGATCTGCGCCGATGACTGCCCATCCATCACCTTGAATAGCTGCAAGGGTTGTCATTTTTTCGCCGCGTTCCTCTCGTCTAATAATTCATCTATGAATTCCCAGATGATGTGCTTACGAGAATCGCGTGTGTTTTTCTTGGATTCGACTGCGTGTTGTAACGCCTCGTCAATTTCCTCAATTTTCGGTTCTTTCGGGGATTTCATGGGACGGTCAAAACCGATAGACGGAGTCTAGCATGACAATGGGAACATAACGGCGCATTTCGGACATTTTGTCAAATTCGACGCGCCGCTAAAAATTGAGTCAAATTGAGAAGCTGGCCTCGGCGCTGGATTTCATGGCGCTTGGCAAATACCTGAACAGCTTTTGGCGCGATTCCCAGATATTCGCTGATTGCCTCGGCATCGAGCCAGACTTCGCGTCGGGAATCAGACAAGGCAACTGCCATGAGCCGAATCGCCGTCCATTCGGTTTGGCAATTTCGGCACCGGACGATTTCCATCATTTCGCCGTCGCGGATTTTCAAAAGTTGTCCGCAAGGCTCGCCATTTTCGCCGTCGGCTGGGCATGGAATGAATTTTGACTTTTCAACGACATGGCGTGAAGCGACTTTGCCCATTTCGTGCAGATCATGGATTTCGCCAGCGTAATCAGCGAACCATTCTTGCTGACTGGACCATTCCAAATGTGCCAAGGCAAAATCGACGGTTTTCTTGATTTCCCGCCCGAGGCTTTTGCGACGGACCAGCGCTGGTGGCGTCAAATGACGGTCGGCGCGGATGATGACTTCCCACGAATGCAGGACTTTGAGAATGTCATCGCCCGCAATCCATGACAGAGCCGCCAGATTGACCCCAAGCGTCCGTTCGCCTGATCCAGAGCCATGACCGCCGTTTCCGGGTCGAAGCTCCTCATGCGCCCAACGCCAAAAGTCATAAATCTCGGCAAGCTCGGTGCTGGCGCGCTTGAATGGGTTCATGGTCAAAACGGTATCCCATCGGACTCGACTTTTGCGGGATTGGGGTAATAGTCGGGATGTGTTGCCACGAACGCCATCTCACACCGATGCTCCGCAAGTTTGATGTGGTTGTTGGCGGCCAGCATCCGAATCTTGGTCCGGTAATCGGCAATGAAGGATTTTGCCGACCGACGAATCTCGAAGGTAGGAATCTGGTCAAGGTAATACTTGAGGTCATTTTCAGGGTTGAGTCGGGTCGTATCAAGTTTCACTTTCCAGACGCCGCCAGCCAGAACGACCCAGATCGCGGATTGACAGCGATTGCATCGGTCGGCATTGGCGTCCTCGGATAGCCGATAGCGGGGAACGCTGAATAAGTCAGGAGTGGTCATTGTGCGGATATAAGGTAGTTTTCCAATAAGGTAGCTCCAACTAGCATAGTGTTCTTATTAGGCCGCTATATATAGCGGCGGCCATAATAAGGTAAAAAACCTTAATAAGGTTACCTTATGTCGTAGGTCACACTTTTGCGCCCGATATGTCCGATTTTGTAGTGATGAAATGTCGACATTTGCCCCATTATATTTGGACATTATTGACCCATTTTGTCCAGATAAATATCGTCTATTCACTATATTTGCCGCCATCATTCACCCCCACCACCGCTGACGAGGTCGTACTGCATCGGCGCCTTGCCCCACGGATACCACGTGTCGGACCGACCCAGCGTCCTAAACTCCACCCGCTTGCCCCGCACCGCCGCATCACGCGCCGCCTTGAGCGCCTTGTCGTCGTAGCGCTTGCCAAGGGCGGTGCATATCGCCGTCGTCGTAGATCCCGGGTGCTCCAACACTGCGGCCACCCATAGCTCCTCGAGGTTGGCTTTACGAGCCGAGCGAGCGTCGGACCCGCCCAGTGTCAGCGATCGGGTGGCATCGTCGTAGCGGAGCATCTGCTCCTCGAGCATGACGTCGCGACCGTCCGCGGAGAAGAATCTGCCATCGTCCGTTTTCTTGAGCAACCACCGCACGTCAGCCCAGTCGTCGATGCGGGTAGCACCACGAGCACGGTCGATGCCGAATTCTTGGGCGCGACCAGTGTGGACAGGAAGGACGAGGTTGCTGACTCCCGCTCGCTCTTTGATGATGTCGAGCATATCGAGGAAGACAGAGACGTCCGAGTTCGAGTTCTCGTCTCCGCTACCGGTGAAGGCTCGGGCGAATGGGTCAACGATCCATGTGGTCGCATTCAAGGTCTGTAATAGCTCGACAACCTCTTTCTGGACGTAATCAGATTTGAGGGGAACGGCCTTGCCGCGAAGGTGAACCAGCGTGACCATTTCCGAACGCTCGATGGCGATGTCTTTCATCCATCGGCGATATTGGTTCTCGCTGACTTCGTAATTGAAAATAACGACTCGACCCTCGTGCTCTGGGGCCTTGAAGTAGTTCAGGAATCGGGTGCCATCTGCCAAGGATTTCGCCAGATTGTTGATGAGGGTCGTTTTGCCGGCCTTATATTGAGCGGTCAGGGTGACGTTAGCGCCTTTCGGAAAAATGCCCTCAATCGTCCATGGAACCTCGGTGATGGGCAGTTCTAGCTCCTCGGCCAAGGTCTCAACATAGATGAATCCGTCGTAGAGCTTTTCCGCGTCAGCTTTATCCAGCTCGGACTTAACTTGACGGCGAATCCTTGCCCGCATCAGCTCCTCGTTGTAGGCGGCTTCTTCGATAGTGAGGAATTTGACTGCTTCGGGTGTGGGCTGAATCTGTATAGATTGCTGAGCAGTTTCAGGATCTAAGCGCACATTGTTTGTCTCGATAGTCGGCGCAATCGACGGCACGCCGTAACCGTTCGCTCGAAGGTGACGCGCTGCTGCCTTGAAATCGCCCGCGTGTTCGATATGGGTAAAGGCGGCGAATTTGCTGTAGGGCTTTTCTGCCTCGAATTCGGTGGAAGTGGAGAAGACGTACAGGTTGTCACCATCGTTGCGGCCAGTAGTGGCGCTGATGCCGATGCTCTTGCCCGGTCTGCGCCAATAGGTCGTGTTCGCCACCGAGAACACTTGTGTCCAGCCACGAAGCGTCAATAGCTCTGCCCACGTTGTTCGGGCGTTGAAGTCATCGCCCGGTGTGATGCCTTTGCCTTCTGGCTTAGGTGCGATGACCTCGATGACGGCTTCTGCGGTCGGTGTTCGGTCGAGAGCTTTGAGAACGGTGTGGATTGCTTGGCGCTCATCCCATGTCAGAATCGGGATTGTCGCTGGTGATCCAGAGAGTGCCACCCATGGCTTTCCTGACGGATGGACTAAACCGCTAGATGGGGCAGTAATGGAGAATCCGCCTTCGCCTCGGGTCTCGATAAGGACGCCACCATCTTCACCGGGCATTCTGGCGATTTTGGTATTGCCCGGCACTGCGGCATCGCTGATCCGATAGTAGAAGTGCAGACCGCCCGATGGCGTGAATTCTGCGTAGCCAGTGGTGATGCGCTCCCAGATTTCGCCAAGTCCTGAATTGACGGCGAGGTCGGCGGCTTCTTCCAGTAGCTTCATGGCAACCGCGCGGCCCTCAAGTTCCAGCATTTCCAGATTGCCACTAGCGGCGCCAGTAATGATGCCAAGGCCAGTCTGCTCTGGATCCTTGAACCATGCGTGAATCTGTTGAGCATTGGCGCGCTCGGTCTGATATTTCTTCCATGCACCAATCGGCGCCTTGCTACCGTCGGTCCGCGCTGGCACCACCGAGCAACCGTGCGCTGCGAACGCCAGAGCCGCCGAAAAGATAGGTAAGGAATTCTCCGAGTGTTCTGCCTCAATCATTGTCAACGATTTCCCCTTCAATAATGTCTTCGGTTGGTGCTTCGGGTGGCAGGTGCTTGGTGACGAAGTTGATGGCGATGTCCATCGCGTTGACGAAGCCGAGCTCATAGTCGGCGTTATATTCCACCGGCTTTTCTTTCCACATATTCAAGCGGTCGATGATGGGCTGGATATATTCCATCCGAATCATCTTGCTGTAATAGTTATTGCGAAATTCTGGGTCCTTCATCTGCTCATTTAGAAGATCCGCGAAATTCATCGACAACACTGTCCAATCTCTCGAGGGCAAGAATGAAGCCGTATTCGACGCCATTGAGCCAATCTGCTTTTGCGTTTGGGTGCTTATCTTTCTTGAATTCCCATTCACGACCACCAACCAATTCGATGGCTTCGCGAAGACCTTGAAGGAATCCGATGTGTTGCGATTCTTGCTTCTCGATTTTCAGAGTCTTGTTCATGCCAACGCCTTCTCGATGGCTTGGATAGTTGGGCAAGGATAGGCCGCTGGAACAACATCACCATCATCAAGATCATCGCAAGCTATACAACAGAGCTGATAGTTATTGGAATTCCATCTAAATGAACTGTGCAATTCCACTACTGCACGAAGGGCATTTGACAATAAATCAGCAATCGCCGTCTCGCCATGAAATTGATTTATCTCTTTCAGCAATTCATCGTGTGTCATGACTTACCCGCCCAACCATTACCCTTGAAGACGATGCCGGGTGCGGAAAACTTGCGGGACATTTCAGCGCCGCAACACTTAGGCGGTGTGAAAGTCTCCTCGAATCGTGCAAAAACTTCTTCGGTCTTATTGCAGATTTGGCACTGGAATTCGTAGCTAGGCATCAGCAATCACATCCGCAGTTGCATCCTGATTCCCGACCGTTAGCCCCTCGCGGGTTATCGTCCAAGTACCGTCGGCGCTTGCGGGAAATCCCCTCGGCAATCACAACAGTTCCCCCGATGATGATCAGCGCATAAATCGCGCCGAATGCGTATTGCAACATTCTTGCCCCTTGTCTCTCGTGTGGTCTTGCGTGCGCTGGCGAGGAATCGAACCTCGCGTCGGGAATGTCTACAGGAAACCGACGAACCATCCAGCGCTGCCGACATCCCCCTAGATGTCAGCGTCCCGGGTTAAAACGGTGTTGCTGATTTCGCGCCGAGTTGGGCTTGAAGTGCAGCAAGCACCGCAGGGTCAACACCAGCAGTCGAGGCAGGTGCTACTGGTGCAGAAATGATGAAGCCATCTCCGGGGACAACTTTCACATCGAAATGCTTGAGAGTCTTACCACCGGCACGCTTCTCGAGATCGGCGTAGGTGATGGTAATGGTGTCGCCCACGTTCGGACGTTTTTCAGCCAGTGCTGCCTTAAGGCGTACTTGACCAGCGGTGAGTGTTTTCTCGCCTTCCGCTGTTGAGAGCACCAACTGAGGAGAGACGCTGCCGTCTTCCCACTTGTGTGCTCCGATAGAGAGGACCTGACCAGTAACGGTGTCGCCTACATTCTCGAATTTGATGTAGTCACCGCCTACCTTCATGCCGGGTTCATCCCATATTGACATGGCTTACCTTCTTTCTATTCTGGGTTGGGCTGGTAAATCTCCACCGGGACATCCGACGGAGACATCTGTTGATCCGGGCAAGTAGTAAGAGCAGTAATGGCAAAACGATTCCGTCGCTGGCAACATCTTGAGGGCATTACTGCCACCCGCTGCCACGATTTCCTTCGCTTGCTTGAGTCGCTCGATTCCCGCTGCCGCGATTTCGATATTGAATGGTTCGGACCAGATATGCAATCCTCGCAGAGAACCACCACGAGGTAAGAAAACGATGCAGACATCCTCGATGAGGATTCCCTCGCGAATAAGGCCCCATGCGTACAGATGCGCCTGTGTGCGGTATTGGTCACCAACGCCGTCGGCTTTGTAACGCTTGAGGCTGGAATCTCCCACGACCTTCCAGTCGATGACGCATTTGCGCTCGAGGTCGACAAGGTCGCAACTACCGCCAAAATCGAGGTCAGGATCCACGGTGACCCGGTGCTCCACGAGATAGCGCGGTTGTGGCAGAGATTCATTTAGGCGCTCATACACGCCCGCAAGATAAGCGTGGACTGCCGTGCCAATCGTCGCCAACCATGTGTCCGACTGATTGGTCGGTGACGTCTGGGTCAGGCGGTAACCGATTTTGCGGACGCACGCACTACCGACCTCGGATGGACCGACGGCCTTTTGTAGCGAGCGAGCGGAATTGGCTGATGCGCTTCCGATATTGACTCGAACCTCGGTCGCTAGATCGTAAATGTCAATCATTGTCGTCCCCCTTGATGAAATACCATGAAGCCCAAAAGTAGGAGTTCACGAAAATCTTAAAACGCAACCGGCGGGTGGCGTGGTCTTTCCATTTGTGATGTCCGATGTAGCTATGCAATCCAGCTTCGGTGTCGCAAAATGCTCCGCAGAGAAAATCTTGCAACTCCTCAACCTTGTTGTACTTTCTCACAAGTCATCGTCCGGCATGATGGGTCGGAATTGTCTCATGCGCGTTGTCACGGTACAGGACTCGACTTGCTCGGGTGTGAGGATTTCTTTCGCCTTTTTGCCGTCGAAGCGCTGTTGCTCGATGTAGGCGAATTTGATGACTGGGTTGCCGTTAATGGTTCCCAGCGGATTCTCGCCGAGTGCCAACTCAACATGAGCTCTGGCGATGTCGGCTTGCTCCTCGAGTTTCTTTATCTCGAATTTGATGCGGTTATATTCGCCGAGCCATCCTTGGACGGATGCTGGAAGCTCGACGGCGTCGTCGATGGTGAATTCTGACATGGTTTCCCCTTAGTAGAAGTTGTGCTTGAGTTCGTTGGCTTTTGCAGCGCATGGTCCACCAGAACCGTAACGCTCCGAGATATAGGCAAGCATCGCCACCAGTTGAGCCTTCTGGTCGTTCGAGTGCTTTATTCCGAGGTTTCTGTAGGTAGATGCGAGAAGCTGCCCAATTCCTCGCGCTGAGCTGGTCGGAGACTTGGCGTAAGGATTCTCATGTGATTCGACCGTCATGACATATCGAAGGCATTCGTACTGCTTCGGGACCAGAAGTTCCCGGGCAACCTGATCCGCTGTGGCGTCGGTGAAGGCCACTTCGTGAGTGATAACCAACGGCGAGTGGATATGGTTGATGACGAATGCGACATTGACGCCAAGCAAAATCGTGAGGAATAAACGAAGACCGAATTGCCACCAAGTAATCATCGGTTCATCCGTTCCACTGCTTTTTTGTATCGGATGATGGCCGTGACAACACTGTCAGCTTTGATTCCCAGAATATGTCCAATTTCTTCGTTTGTGTAGCCTTGTTGCTTGAAAGAGACAGCTCTCGCCCCCTTGGAATGGGCGACTCGTCCAGAAGCCTTTCGAGGTTGGAGACGAGTTCGCTCACGTTCAGTCTGCCCGCCCCATATTCCGTCCGGAATTGCGTGATCCACGGCGTATTTGAGGCAATCCACTTGGTGATCGCATCGTCCGCAGATTGACTTGGCGTGAGGAGTGTTGATGCGCCGTTCTTCGCTAGTTTCCGGGAACCAGAGCTCTGGGTCGACTTCCGCGCATAACGGATTGTCGAAGTCTGGAAAATTCTTAAAAATTTCATTCAGCATTCCTGTCGCCGTATCCTGCTTCTCTGAGTAGTTGAACGATGTCGGAGATGGACATAACTGCCCACCAATCACCGGGCCGAGTTAACCCGACGCCGTTAGGTTTTACAACAAGGATTCCATAGTCGGCCTTAGCGTGCTTGGTCTCGAGCTTTGTCTCCTCAAGCCATGCAGGAATTTTGTAGCTGCGATGGTTCTTGACTTCCCATGCCAGACACGGAGTTCCGGTGACATCTCCGAGATCCTCGCCTGAGTTTCCCCCACCCAGTGAGCGGCGCTCTGCCCCCGGAAATCCGTGACCTTGTAGGAATCTCACCAGAGCTGTCTCTGCTGATGTCCCCTTAGCCTTGGCCTTGGACACTAGCCCTTGACCGATTCGAGACGCCGAGACTGCTTGACGGATGGCGTCCGAAAAGTGGAATGATGCGTGAGCTGGTAGAGAATCTCCTTGACCTTCTCCGCTTCAACGCGTGTGGTCTTGAGTTCGCGCTTGAGGTCGTGAGTTCCCTCACGCTTGGAATACTGATAGAAGCTGCCAATATGGGTGAAAATAAACGCAACGCCAATCATGAGGGCTGCGAACACATCTGCATTCATTCGGATCATTAGTTATTACCTTTCGCCAATACATTCACGGTCACTGAGGATTCCTCGGCGGGCCAGAACATATGCTGGATACCTTGCTCGGTTTCGATTTCGATGATGTCAATGCCCCCAATGGATGCGGGAGACTTAAAGATTTCAGTAATGGTGCCAGTGAAACTGAGGACTACTTGGTCGCCTTTGTTCATTTGCGGAGCGCCTTCTTGAAGTTGTGCCAATCCTCAATTTCGGTGTCGATGTCCTGTTGTGGAATGAACATGATCAGAGCTGCCGTACCAATCACGGCCAGAATTGTGATAACTATTCCTAGCATTTTGTTGCCCCTGTTCTGGATGCTTCGGGTTCCTGTCCCCTCGGCTCTAGGAGTAGTTCATCAGCGATTGCGGGGAATGTCAATAACCGTCAACTAGGCGATTTCGGCGTGTCGTGGAAAGACCCCAGCCGTTTGGTCTACTCGGAATCGAGTTTCAGGGACGGTTCTGGGGCCACGCCAAGAATACCCCAGAAACGACGAAGAAGCCCCCCAGCGCCGGCGAGGTGGCGTTGAGGGGCTTAGCCTTTACTTAAGGCTTCGTTAGGTAAGGGTTAAGGGTTTTCGGTGGCGATTTCGCCTGAGATGGCCATATAAGCCGCGGCGTCGATGAAGCTGTCGAGATGCTCCGGGGACTCGATGAGGCGGGCAACCTTGACCTGAGCCATGCAGAGGGCCACTTGCGCGGGGCTGATCTCGGTTTCTAATACAACCGACCAGAGAGCGGCGATGCGTTCGTGGTTCACTTTTGGAGTGCCGTAATTCTTGTCACGGTCACCATGAGTCAGCCGATTGGCTTCGTCGAGGATTTCCTTGCGGTTCATGAGCTTTGCCCCCTGATCGTCTTGCGTCCCCTTGGCCAAGTTGCAGGGAGCGCATAATGCTTGCAGATTGCTTTCATCATTCGTGCCACCCTTGGCGAGCGGAACGATGTGGTCAATGTGTGGCTCAATCTCGAAAAGACTAGCGCCGCAGTGTTGACACGTAAATCCGCAACGAGCCAAAATCCTCAACCGAACCGTCTGTGGAAACGAAATTCGAGTCGTGGATTTTGGCTCCTTGCTGGCTTTGATTAGTTTCTTAATCTCGGCACGGAGAGTCATTTCGTTTTAACGCACCGACATCCGTTGTGTTGACCGCGTTTGCGGTGCTTGATGATGGATGCGCTTTTGATGTCGAAGCCGTGCTCGTTGAGGAGCCGAGCGACTGCTGCCGCCGCGATGTCCTGTTTATCTACCAACTCCTCGAGGGCTTGTGCGTCTTCCTTGGCTAAATCAGCCAGAAGGCGGTTGACCTTGCACGGATAACCCTGTTGGAGTGGTGGATCAGCGAGGAATGCCTCGATTGCTTTGCGAAGGCTCAAGTTATGCCGCCGGAGCCGCCGGAGCTGTTGGAGCTGTTGGAGCTGCCGGTGCAGGTGTGGTGGCCTTGATTTGAGCCTTGCCGACCTGATAAACAGCAATAAACTTCTGAGCCTTAGCGAGCGCTGCACCGATTACTGGTCCGAAGACAGAAGCGGCGGCGGCCTTAGCTACTCCGAGAGGATGATGGTCGCCTGAGTACCAGATACCAGCGGCAGTCGAGACGAATGCGATGGCGTAGTGTTCAGCGATTTTTGTAACTTTAGGAGAGATCTTCATGCTTGCCCTTTCTAGGCGAAGGTGTGGAAAGAATAACAGATTGAGTTAATTGACCCATTTTGGACGCGCCACGGCAACGACGAACGAATACTGGCGTTGCTTTTGATAGCAACCGTCTCCATTCGATTGGTTGACTCCCGGCGCTCCGGTGTTGCCTTCATAGGTGGTCAGGACACGGTGTTGGGTGTCGTTAGATACGACCAGACCAACGTGCTCCGCTTGCTTCTGACCTTCCCAGTTAAAGAAAACAATGTCACCAGCTTGAGCCGATGCAACTGGCACGAGTTGATGAGTGGTGGTGA